CAGGTCTCCTTGTATAACGGATGAGACTATAAGTAGGCTCCTTATGAACCAGCTCAGCTCCACGAAATTGATCAGGACGTTTATCAGTCGTGGGTTTTGACAAAACAACTGGTTCGTTAAATGGCCACCAACCTACGGTGTCTAATTTTTCCATTTTACAAGCCCAACTTGTTGTTTCGTCATCATCCATCCATTCCCAGGTTTGTCCAGGTTTGAGTACATCATTGGTATCATGCTCAATGATGCTTGTTGGTTTAGGTTGTGGTACTAGCTTATCTACGCCACTATCATCAGTTTTCCCGACCCTTTCATTGCCATTTGCGTTGAATCCGGCAGCGATGTCGAGTATTTCCGATTTTATTGGTGTCGTAGACACTTCTCTCCATACCATATTTTGGTCGCTCTTTCCCCAACCCTCATAATCTTCCTCAGAGAACACTTTTGTTGTGTCCTGTTCTATTTTAACATAACCTGGTGCACGCTTGGGCAATTCACATTTTTCATGTTGCTTTTGCCCACGTTGTCTTTTCGCCCGCAATCGATTACCATTATAATCTTCATCAAACGGATTATTTCGTTTGGAATTTTTATGTCTTTCAGTTCTTTGCTTTTCAGCATCATTTACTCCCCATGGATTTTTACATTTACCGTCTTTATTAAAGAACGGTTTCCATGGACACTTAAAAGACATATGTCCGGTTCCTTTACAAACAGAACATGTAATAGTATATCTTAATTCTTTGGGGGCATTAATAATTGTGTTTGCTGCTAACTTTAGGGCTGAACGGGATTTATCCCATTCAACTCTACTCATTCTTAATGGATGAGTAGTTGCAGTTGCGGTTTTCTCCGCCCTCGGACTGTTAGCTCGGGTTCGAGGCATCTTGTTGATAGTTATTGCATAGACCACAAGTCTTTCGACTCCCTTTCCCTTATAGGTACTTGTTCTATCTTTATATCCATATCGTGTGCATACATTCGCAGTAGAGGTATTCAAAAACTCCTCCCTACGTCTATGGCCAAGGTTTAGGTCAATCGGCTGGCTTTTAACCATCATTCCCCGTCGGGATTGATTCCGAAGGCTTA